TCTAATGGCTCGTATAATTGACAAAGACACTAGACTCATCGACATCGACTTTGGAGAACTTACAGTTGCTACAGTTAGATCAGGAGGACTAAACTTTCCTGATGCTGTTTCCGATGGCGGTAGTGGAAGAGGCCAATTGTTGAATCGACTACCTGCTGGAACCTTCAATGGTGGTTCATTCATGCAATATGTTCGATTGGATCTAGATTACATGACTCGCAACAACGAAGTAATGATGCCAACTGAAGCATCTATTCAAAGAACTTCACCTGTCCCACTGGGCAGCAACATTAACGGAAACAATTTCGACCAGATGGAAGAATTTATTTTCGTTCTTAGCAGACCATTGAACAACACTAATCTCGCAGCTGCTTTGACTACATTAGAATATGATGAGTTTAGATCTATGGGATTAAATGGAACTACTGGTAGTGGAACTGTATCTGGTAACGCTGGATGGCCAAATCAAGTTCAGACTATCTACGCTGAAAAGAGAATGTATTCCTACAACAATAGTTTAGGTGCAACTCAAAACAATGGTGAACTAGACACTGCTGCTGGACCCGGTCCTAATCCATACAATACTGTTTTCGGAATGCCCGTATTAGACAGTGTTACAACTTGGGGATCTATGTCTGCAATCACTGGGCCTAATTTGCATTGCTATCGAGTAGTTATCAATAGAAATCAAACCTTCGCTGGTATATTTGGAGAAACTAATCTACTATTAGATGGCGAATCAACTTGTATTTGGCCTGCTGTAAGTGTTAGATTCTTGTGTAAAGACCCTAACTATAGTGAAGGTGAATATTTAACTCGAATCGCTAACGCTATGAATAACATTGCTGAAGGCGGTCCAACTGCATGAGTTCCTTAAATGGAGTCAAAGCAGGTATGAGACTAGGTTCTAGTTTCGAAGTATTAGACGGATCGTATTCTAGTCTAAACTCGTTTGATATGAACTTCTTGAATCTGCCCGTCTATCGCGCTGATACTAAAGAAGAGTTTGTATTAGACTACTTTGGTTTACTAGGGACTGTTTTGTTTGGCGGCCCTTATGGCGGCATCAAGTATGTTGCAGAGAAAATTGAATCGGACTAGCTAGTTTAGATCACTCATACAATCGGTCAAGATGGAGACCATGATTCTTCCATCTTAATTGGCAAGGATTACACATAAACCATTCAATTCCAGTGTCATCTATTACTCGCCAATTAGAACTAAAGACACCGTAATCAGTATTACACCATTCGCAAGCGTATTCATTAACCATTAGACATACTCTCCTACATGTACGACATTGTGCTTGCCACATAGTTGACATAAGTATACGATCTTAATTTTGTCATTGGCTCTAACTGCCAGGTGCGACATTAATTTCTGGCAACAATAAGCATCACGGATAGTTAGACTCATTCTTCTTCCCTCCTCAATCGCGCATGTTTGCCACATCGTATAACGCGATGACGAGCATTCATATTGATGATTGTAAAACAACCATCTTCAATACATTTCCATTTGGAAAATTTCATTCTTCTTCCTCCATTCTTCGCTGTTCTTTCACCTTCATTTTATCGGGTCTAGGGTAACATTCGTAGCATTCTCCAGTAAAAGACCAACATAATTCAGAGTCAAACATCTCTCCACATGAGAAACATACCCAGATGCAACAATCCCAACTAACACGGTATGGCTTTTCTGTTGCTTCTCCAACATATACGCTCATTGATTCATCCACTCCAGTATGCACATAACGATTAGTTTCTCATATCCTGTGGGATTATCAGATAATCTATTGACTAAAGTTGCAGCTAGTTTTTTGTTATCGAAATCATTAATGTCAAAAGCATCTTCATCATCAAGTTTAGATCTAATTGCATCTTCGATAAAACTAGAACGAGTATTATTTCTCGCTCTGGATTCTAATTCTCCGACCATTTTGAATGGTAAAAGAACATTAATTTTGGTTTTCCGGCTCATTGGGTTCACTCCTTTCAGTTTCGGGTGGACCCACCCCTATAAGAAGGTATGGAGAAAAGGCCCACTGCGGGGTAGAATTGGCCTTTGCGTCAGCCCACCTGTTCAAGATAAGGAATTGCATTAGTTTATAGTCTTCATTGTGGGACATCCCATCATGGCGAAAGCAGCAACAAGAGAGTTCGAAATCTATGTCGAACTTCAGTCAACAACAACAGCAGCAAATCAAACACTAGACATGACCGATTATGTGGACATCGCAGATAACCAAGCGTTCGAAGTCCACGAAATTGACATAGTTCTAGACCCAGACCAAGCATTTCCAGCAGCAGACGTTGAAGGAATCTTCCAGTTGGCGGATTCGAATATCACGGCGTTTGTTTCTCATGCTGATCGCACTTCTTTGTATGTCGCTCGAAAGACTTACGACACTGCTACTCTAGGTATGTTTCACCAAGAGTCTTTTAGTTCACTAACTCCTTTGATTGTATCTAAGACACTATTCTGCCGCAACTCTGTAAGTACAGGCACAGAGAACTTCACACTTCGAATGAAAGGTCGTATTGTTACTCCATCTGCTAAAGATTACATGGCACTTGTACTAACTCAGACTGGCAACCTTGCTTGAGGCGATCTACTTGGTTAAAGTAGAAGGCACTCTCGAAGAGTTAAGAGAACTCTTTGTTGAAGGCGCTAAAAAAGAAGCTAGAAAGGTAGCAAAGAAAGCGGGTGCTGATGTTGTTAAGTCTGGCGTTCGTCGTACTAAATCTGCTTGGCAGAGATACATGGCTAACAAGAAAACTCAGATTAAGTTCAAGTCGGGTTCCAGGAAAGGAAGATTAGATCTAAAGAAGATGGGCGTTGCCTTCCGTAAAGCACAGAAGAAATCGAAGAGGTGATCTAATGGCTCGTATAATTGACAAAGACACTAGACTCATCGAC